TGTTATAAAATGTATCTTTAAATTCAGATTTATAATGATAAACTTTAGATTTTGATGTATCTACCTTCACTCCTTGTTTCCAAATAACATTAAATTCTTTTGAATTAGTAAATATGTAAGATGGAATTTCATCTACATATCTTGGATTTTTTCTTCCTTCACATCTTGCAGCAAATCCAAGTTTATTTGATTTACTTAGAGGAAGGTTTTTTTTAAATTCATAAAAATTAGTAATATTTTTATTTTCATACACTACATCATATAAACCTATCCATATAGAATGTGTTGCAAGTTCGTTAATTCTTTTTTCCCAACTTGAATCTAAATAAGGATGCCATACAAAACTTGAATCATCTCCCATCTGAGATTTGATTATATGATTTACTGAATTATGTAAAACATTTGAATGAATTTTATCTTTATTATCTTCAATTACTTTCATTGGAGTATAGTGTCCATGTAGTATATTGATTCTTCTCGCGTTTTTACAAAGGTTTTCTGCAAATTCAACATCATCACCATGCCAATATGCTTCAATAGGAAATTGGTAATCTTCATGACCTGGTGGTTTGTTTCTATGTAAAAGAAGAATTGGTTTTACTTTTAAATGAGGTGCAACTAACTCCATCCATAGATTTACCCAAGTATCAGTTCCAGCGTTTACCCAAGGTCCACCGCCAGTTGTATAATAAACATCATACATATTTTATTTTTTTACGATTATTATTCCTGCAAAGGTTGTTGAAAAATCAACTGTAACTCTATTTGTAGAGTTTGTTGTTACCGAATTTGGTATTTCTTGAAGAGAATTAGCTGTGTTCCAACATTGAACTATTGGATATTGTTCACCTAAGTTGTGGTCTACTGTGTATGAAGTTGCACCACTAACTGTTTCTTTATGTGTTGTTAAATTAGTTATTTGAGAAGAACCTGAAACTACACCATTTGTAGCTGCAATAGAACCTAATACTGTACCAGTCAATGTAATTGAACCTGTTGTAATGGAATCAGTAGTTACAATGTGTTGTATGGTAGCAGAACCATCGTTCTTTTCAAAGAATATTCTACCATCATGTGTATTAATAGCTAATTCACCTAATTGCAAATTAGATGTTGAAGGTGCTTTACCCTCTACTGAAGTTCTTTTTAGTTTAATCAATTGTGCCATATATATGACTTACCTTTAAATTATATAATTCTACCTATAAATACAAACCTTTATGTAAAGATATATATGTATTTATCAATTTATTTTAAAACAAATACCTAATTTAAGATATTTTGTTTTCTAACTCTTCTATTCTTTTGATTAATTCTTTATTTGATTCAATAAGAAGAGCTACAATTTTTTCATATTTAACTGCCTTGAAACCATTATCTCTTGTTTCAACGATTTCTGGTAATACTTTTTCTATTTCTTGTGCAATTACACCAACATCGTGTTGACCTTTAAATATTTCGTGTTTATCATTCCAATCAAAAGTATATCCACCGATTTGTTTGATTTTATCATTTGGATTTTCGATTGGTGTAACATTATCTTTATATCTCTCATCTGAAGAAGCGTATGCAACAACATCTTCACCAACATTAAGTGTTTTTGCTATACCAACACCACCATCAACTATTAATGCTCCACTCGTTTTGGAAGTTGATTGTGTAGAATCATCTACATTTACAGGTATTTTCATATCAATATCTGTTTGGGAAATATTGAATCTTGAAGCATCTGCAACTACGAAATCTAAATTATCACCAGAGGTTGTTCCTGCTATATAAACATCATCAGAAGTCCATCTTATCTTATCATCATTACCTAATTTTATACCACCATTGTGAGTTGTTTCATTAGTAAATGTTTTTGTTCCACTAAATGTTTGTGTTCCACTTAAGTGTGCAGTATCAGAATCTAAATTAGCAGATGGAAGAACACCAGTAACATCGGTTGTTAAATCAATTTGATTTCTTGTTATTGTTTGTCCACTAATTGTTATATAATCATATGAACCACCAAGAGATACATCAGTTGAGTTATCAGTTCCAGCAGCATCTACTCCAAGAGTTGACCTCGCTGTTGAGGCATCTGCATCATCTATAAGTGATAAACCAAATGAACTGAAAGAACTTGTGAATGTATTTAGTGAATCATTTTTGTAATCAGAATCTACATTTAAAGTTCTTGTAGATGCAATTGTACCACCACCATTTAAACCAGTTCCAGCAGTTATACTTACCGAACCGTGATTAATATGTTCATTAGCAACAAAACCACTTGTAGAATCGTGGTCTACTTGACCAGAACCAGATACAACACCACCAATAAGTTCAGCAGAAAGTGTATCTCCACTTAAAATCATATTAACTTCTGAAGTATCAGATACCGCTAAGTTTGTATCATCACCAATATCAATAGTGTTTCTTGTAATAGTTTGTCCACTAATCGTTATATAATTTGGTGTACCACTTAAAGTTACATTAGTTGAATTATCAGTTCCAGCAGCATCTACTCCAAGAGTTGTTCTTGCCGTTGCAGCATCTGCATCATCAACAAGAGTTTTACCAAATGAAGATATTGTTGTACTTGCTGGTACAGAGAATGTTTTAATATCTGAATCTACATTACCAACTGTTAAAATTTCGTTTTCAGAACCTTTTGCTCCTGCTTTCCAATAATCATTTGTAGTATCCCAAATAAATGAACCAGTATTTGTTGTTGATACTGCATCTCTTACATAGATACCACCATTTGCTCCGCCAGTACCATTAAGTTCTATAATATTATCACCGATTTGTACTACTGAAGATGAAATATAAGATGTTTCACCATTTACAGTTAAATCACCAGATAGTGTTAAATCACCAAAGTTTACATTTGATGTTTGTGTTAAACCTTGATTTAAAGCTCCTAAATATCCCCATTGAGTTGAAGATATTGTAGTACTTCCAATATTTTCTAGTTGTGCAACTTCATCATCTGTTAAATCTGCTAAGTTTGTAGATAATGATGCACTAAATGTATTAAGTGAAGTTAATTTATTAGATACTCCACCATCAAAATGAGCTGAACCAGTATCTAATGTTAAACTTCTACTTGTTACGATAGTACCACCACCAGTTAAACCTTTACCACTTCCAATCGTAATAGATGAGTGGTCTATGTGTTCATTTGCAACGAAACCAGTTGTTGAATCGTGTGCAATGTTTGCTGATGGATAATCAGTTGCATCCGATAAATCAAATGCTGGAGTTGCATCTGAACCACCTAATGATAAAGAAACTCCACCATAAGAAACTGATGAGTTAGAAAGTTTTGCATTTGCGATTGAACCTGCAAGGTCATCGTTTGTAATTTGATTTCTTGTTATTGTTTGTCCACTAATCGTAATATAATCATATGAACCACCAAGTGTTACATCTGTTGAATTATCAGTACCAGCGGCATCTACTCCTAAATTACTCCTTGCTCCTGCTGCG